CCTCGGCTCGATCTTCAGCTTCCTCGGCCCACACCTGGATGATCTGCTCACGAAGGTCGGCGGTGTGCGTGGCGCGCTCTCGGCACTGGGCGGTCCGGTCGGCATCGCGATCGGGTTGTTCCTGACCCTGCTCGCCGGGTCGGAGCAGTTCCGGAACGCGATCGGTGAGCTGCTCAAGGTGATCGGCTCGCTGGTCGGTCAGCTGCTCAGCGCGCTCATGCCGGTGCTCCAGGCCGTGTTCGACGCCCTCGGGCCGGTGGTGGAGCAGCTGGGCGCTGCGCTCGCTCCCGTGATCAAGCTCGTAGCCGATCTGCTTCAGGCCGTGCTGGGTCCGGCCATCGCCGCCCTGACGCCGATCATCTCGGCCCTGACGCCGATCATTGGAGCGGTGGGCGAGACGCTCCAGCTGGTGATCAGCATCTTGACTCCGTTGATCAATCTGCTGGTCAGCGCCTTGATCCCCATCGTCGAAAGCTTGGCCCCAATCGTTACGACGGTGTTCGGTGTCATCGCGAACGTGATCAAGGCCGCGCTCGACATCGTCATGGGCACCGTCGATCTGACGCTGGGCATCCTGACCGGCGATTGGGATCGCGCGTGGAGCGGCATCGAGAAGATCGTTTCCGGAGCCGTCGAGCTGGTCAAGTCCGTCGTCCTCGGCGCGCTCCAGATCATCCTCTCGGTATTCTCGAACACGTGGAATGCCCTGGTCAGGATCGTGTCCGGGGCCTGGGACGGCATCAAGAGCGCGGTGTCGAGCGGAGTCAGCTCCGTGATCGACTTCGTGGCGAATCTGCCAGGTCGGCTGCTCAACTTCTTCTCCAACTTCGGCAACCTGCTCTACAACGCGGGTGCCGACCTCCTGCGCGGCCTGCTCAACGGCATCAGCTCCATGGTCGGCCAGGTCGTCGCCAGGGCCCAGCAGGTAGGCCGTGACATCCTCAACGGCGTCAAGAACGTTCTGGGCATCAGCTCCCCCTCCAAGGAGATGGCCAAGCTCGGCGTGTTCGCGGGCGAAGGACTCGTGCTCGGACTGGAGTCGATGACCAGCCAGATCGTGGCGGCGGCCAGCGCGGCAGGCGAGGCGCTCCTGACCGCCACCGGCACGGGCGTGGATACGGCACTCAGCCTGTCCGGCGGCACCGTGAACGTCACCAGCCAGCCGTCCGTCCCGGTCGTGTTCCAGCAGACGAACATCCAGCAGCCTGGCGTCGACGGCAAGCAGTTCGCCGACTACGCGAGCCGTAACCAGGCCTACGCGCTGTCGTCGGCAGGAACCTTGCGGTCCGTGTCGCTCGGGCCGGTTCAGCAGGGTATGCAGTCCGGCGACACCTTCGTCGGCGTTGGAGGTGTGGCATGACGGTGGCGAACCCGTGGGCGGTCATTCCGGCGACCGGGCTGGAGCAGCGATGCCGCATGGGCCCGTTGCTCACCGAGTCGCCTGGCATCGACTTCTGGTGGAACACGCAATTGCCCAACGGGACCTACACCGTGGCAGACGCGATCGGCTGGCAAAAGAACCAGTTCATCACCCCGATCGACGAGGTCGGCGGCCGGGACGGAGGCGTTCTCGGGCCGCCGTCGATCGCGCCCAAGGTCCTGGAGATCAACGGGATGTTGTCCGCTCCCACTCCGCAGGCGCTGCACGAGACCATCGAGGCGCTGCGCTACGTCCTCGGCCCGCAGACCCTGGGCGGCCCGCGTGGCCCGGTGGTGTGGGAGCAGCACGACTACCGCACCAACGTGCGCCTGGGACTCATCACCCGGCCGGTCGGAGACTTCGACCCGGTGCCGGTCACCGGACACGTCCCCGGCGGCTATGTCGCGCCTGTGCGATTCAGCCTGGTGGCCGCCAATCCGCCGTGGAAGCTCCGCGCTGGCGTGCTGGAGACAGCCAGCGCAGGCCTGCTGAACCCGGCCCTGCTCGGCGGACGGACCTACAGCAAGACGTACAACTGGAACTACGGGGCCTCCAGCAGCCCCGGCGGCGAACTGCTGGCGACCAACACGGGCAACCTGGAGGCCTCGCCGGTCTTCATCGTCAAGGGCCCGGCGCTCAACCCGATCATCACGAACGCGAGCACGGGGCGGTCCTTCCAGGTCCTGGCCACGCTCACCGCGTCCGACACGGTGACGATCGACGCCCGGTCCGGCACGATCACGCCTGGCAGCGTCCGCCTCTCGGGCGCTCCCTTCAACCTCGCCGCTGGCGCGAACACCATCCGCTGGCGCTCGTCCGACGACGCCTTCGACCCCGCCGCCCTGCTCACCGTGCAGTGGCGCTCCACCTACGCCTGAGGAGTAGCCGATGACCGTGCTCACCCCGCCCGGCTACACCCAGGGCGGCACGTACACAGCCAAGCTCGACCGCATCTACACGGGGACGCTCGGCAAGATCCCGAACCTGGGCGCGACGTTCAGCGCCCGGCAGGGGTTCTATGGCGGCCGCGTGCCGACGTACGCCAACCCGTCCGGGATGAACATCACGATGAGCGCGTGCGGCGCGGTCATCGCCAACACGTTCGCCTCCGCGTCCGGCGACTACCACATGGCGAACGACGCCACCGTGCAGGTCACGCTAGCCGCATCGAGCCCGACCCTGAACCGGTACGACATCATCGGATTCCAGGTGAAGGACAACATCTTCGACTCGTCCGGCCTGAACACGGCGGTCCCAGCCGTGATCCAGGGATCGAACAGCGCCGGAACGCCGTCCGATCCGGCGCTGCCCGCGTCGTTCATCCCGGTGGTGCGCGCCGTGGTGAACGCCACCAACACGTCACCGGCCGCCTTGCAGTCGATGATCGTGAAGACGTCGAGCGACGGCGGCTTGCTGCGCGTCGCCAGCGTGACGGAGCGCGCGGCCATCACCGCGCACGACGGCATGATGATCTACCGCGAAGACCGGGACTGGGTCGAGATCCACGACGGCACCGCGTGGCGCGTGCAGGGCGTGGCCGTCGGCGCGTCCATCACCGACCTCGGTACCGCCGTCACCGATCCGTACACGAACCAACTCGCCACGGCCGCCGACATCGCCATGTTGTGCATCTGGTCCGGGTCGGCCTGGGTGGGTGTGCTGCCCCTGGCGAGTGCGAAGGCCACCCAGCGCCACGACGCCGAATACGCCCAGAGTGGCAACCAGACCATCCCGTCGAACGCGCTGACGCCGTTGCAGTTCGCCACCGTGCTCGCCGACTCGGCCGACGTGACACGCGGTGGCTCCAACGACACCTTCACGCTCAACCGTGTCGGCCTTTGGTGGGCGGGGGGCAACATGCGCCTGGGCGGTGGCAGTGGTGCCGAGCGGGCGCTGGAGATCAACAACATCACTGACACCGTGGTCATTGCGGCCGCGAACTCGACCGGCCAGGGTGTCGCGAACCTCAGTTGCGGGAACTACTTCCGCGTCAGCGCCACGGGCAAGCAGATCCAGTTCGGTGCCTACCAGGCGACCGGCTCCAACCAGGACACCTCGGCGGCCTACACGAAGATGGCTCTGGTGTGGATCCGTCGCTCGAGACCTGTAGTAGGTTGGGGTGACAGGAGGTGCGGCGATGAGTGAACACCAGTTCGACGAAGAGGCAGAGGTGCGGGCCGCGCTCGCACGCGACACGCAGGACGGCCCCGGAGACGCCCCGGTTCCCCCGGCGGACTTCGTGTCGTTCGCGACCGAAGGCGTGGAGGTGGGCTGAGCCGTGGCAACCACGATCGCCTACGACCAGCCGGTCAAGGACCTGATCGACGAACTCGACGCGACCGGGCACGTCACGCACACGCAGCACCGCAAGACCCACGTGACGCTGCACCACAACGGGGCCCGGCTCAGTCACGAGGGCGTGCTGGCCGTGTGGCAGGTGCGTCCGGCGTCCGCTCACTTCGACGTGGACGCGCCCGGCGCGGTCGCCCAGTACGTGCGGGTCAACGAGTACGCCTGGGCCACTGGCAGCACCGAAGGCAACCAGCGGTCCATCTCGATCGAGATGTGCAACGAGACGCTCGGGCCGGAGTGGAAGGTGGGCGACGCGACATGGCGATCCGCCGCCCGGCTCGCCGGATGGCTCTTCGCCCGCGTCATCGGCACCCGACCCACCCGGGAAACCTTGGTGGTGCACAAGTACTGGAGCGCGACGACGTGCGCCGGGCCCTACGTGGACGGCGTCTACAACGACATTCTCTGGTTCGCCCAGCAGGCCTACGACTCGTATGCCGCAGGGCAAATCCCCGACGGAGGCGACGAAGTGAGCAAGCAGGAAGTCATCGACGGTCTGCGCGAGTTCTACCGGAACTTCGGCGGCGAGGCGCGCAGCGCGACCGTGAGCCACCCCGAGCCGGTGAAGCCCGAGCAGGTGGACGCCGAGGGCAACCCGGTCACCACCTCGATCGAGCTGGAGGCCAGGTGGAACGCGCACAACGTCGCGCAGACCCTGGAGCGGCTCGACCGGATCGAGGAGCGGATCGAGAGGCTCCAGACCGGCACCGGCTACACGCTCGCCGAACTCGCGAAGGCGATCAACGACGACCGCGACAAGCGGGAGCGCGACGGCGACGCGAAGACGGGCCCGGTCAGCTGACATGACCTACCCGGTTGACCCGATGCTCACCGGCCAGCAGGCGGAAGTCCGCTACAGCTACTGGCCGGTGAGTTTCGCCATGGGCAACCTGACGGTGATCGGAAACGTGCCGCTCCCCCTCTCCGGGGTGGTGTACTCCAAGGCCATGCGCGAGGTGGGTGAGCTGCGCGCGTCCCTCCAGCTCGCCGATCCGGACATCCGCCTGCTGTACCCCTGGGACAAGATCATTCCTCGCAAGACCGGCATCGTGGTGGTGCGGGAGCAGAACGACCCGGTGAGCGGCCAGTGGGTGGCGCAGGCCCAGGACTGCTACACCGTGTATGCCGCGCCCAGCGACTGGGCGACCGGGCGAATGACCATCACGGCCCACTCCACGCCCGAGGCCCAGTGGGCACGACGCCTCATCACCAAAGCGATGTCCTGGACCAACCAGGACCAGACGACGATCGCCGCCGACCTGTGCGATCCCGCGAAGTTCTCCCTGGTGGCGCTCGGGGCCAGCCCATGGCCCGGATACGTGACCGTGGACCCGCCCACGGTGCCGACCGGCGTTCTGCGCACGCACAGCTACATCGAGGGCCAGGAGACCAACCTCCTGGAGGCCCACCAGGCGCGCTCCCAGCTGGCCACGAACTCGTACGAGTGGACGACCGGCCTGCGCGTGCTCTCGGGTGCCAGCGCGGTCAGCGCCCAGGCGTTCCGGCCGGTCTATGTGATGGGCTTCCCGAAGCTGGGGCGTCGGCGCACGGCGAACTTCCCGATGCCGATGCTGACCTACGACACGGCGGGGTCGGGCAACGTGACCATCGCGAAGGTGACTCGCGACGGGACGGCCGTGCCGAACATCGTGTGGGGGCGCGGCGACGGGTACGAGGACTTGCAGGTCAAGGCCCAAGTCGTCAACATCGACCAGTTCGGCAAGACGGAGTGGGAGTACGGGTACCTCCAGTCTGAGGAGCGGTTCTCGAACCCGGACGTGAAGGTGGTCTCGACCCTCCAGGATCACATGTACAAGCTGATGTGGGACCGGCTGGGTTCGGAGCGCTACCTGGCCGAGGTCGTGGTGCGCGGTGATCTGCCGCCGTACTTCGGGAGCTACGTCATCGGGGACGACCTGCTGCTGCGCACGAACGACAAGACGTGGCCGCCGGACTGGTACTCCGATGGGTGGGTGTATCTGCCGGGCCGGATCTACGGCTGGACCGTCGAGCCTCCGCAGGGTGATCAGCACGAGTCGATCCGTCTTCTGGTGGGCGGGGGGCTGCCGGTATGAGTTCACCGTTCAATCCGTACGCGCCTCGCGATCAGAGCGCGGTCGAGGTGATGCAGTACACCCGGCGGGCGATCGACGAGATGACGCGCTCCAACCCGTTGCAGAACGCCGTGGTCTCCTCGGGCCTGATCCGGTGGATCGGCAACTACACGAACCTGGGCAACCCGGACAAGGTCAACTTTCTGTGGATCGGCGAGTTCCTGCCCGGCGACCCGAGCATGGGGAACAAGCCACAGCGCGGCTTCTCGCTCGTGCGCGACGACTCGCGCCAGGGCGTCTCGGCGATCGCCATGTACGACCCGACGCCGAACGCGGGCGGTTCCGGCCTCCGTCAGGTCCTGATCATCACCTCGGGCGACGCCAAGCGCCTGTTCGAGGAGTCGCGCGACGGCGGCCAGCGCTACCCCGAAGAGAACGTGTGGATGGGCACCCTCGGGGACTCGTCGCAGATCTGGCCGGGCATCACGGCAGGCACGTTCTCGACGCTGTTCGAGGGCCGGGTGAACATCGTCGGCAACAAGGTGCGGTACCGCATCTTCGCGTTCAACGATCCGGGCGTGTCCAGCGAGTACCGGATGCGGGTCAGCCTGGACACCGGTGACGTCGTCGGCCCGACACACGTGCTCGGGTCGGGCGCGCAGGCCCTCTTTGACTCTGAGGTGGACGTGACCGCCGGTCGCGGTACCACGGTGGCGATCCGCTGGGAGGGCCGTTCGACGGGCGGCGCAGGCGGCGCAAACAAGGTGCGCGGCTCGATCGTGACGGTTCGCTGCTATACGCCCTAGTGACACAACTCTTTGAACGATCAACGTGTCACACTCCCATGATAAGAACCACCCCCGGACCACATGGGAGCACCCCTGATGATCGATCTTCTTCCCGACCTGGCGGGGCGTCCCGACTGGGTGGCGGTCGTCGTGTTCGCGCTCGCCGTCGCGGGCACCATCGGGGTCCGGTGGGTCACGAGTCGCAACGGGCGCAGCCAGGACGAGGACGACCAGGAGACCGACAGAGAGGGCCTGCCGTCCAGCCAGGGGTCCGACGTGCACACCACCGCCGCGATCACCAAGGCGCTCGACCTCCTGGCGAACGAAGCTGTCGAATCACAGGGCGCGCGCGCCGAGGCCGAGCGGCTCCGCGCCGACCTACTCGCGTGCAGCGCGGAGCGCGATCGGCTTGCACAGAATCTGACGAGCGCTCAGGCTGAGCTGGATCAATGCAACCGGGAATGTCGGAGGCTGGCCATGCGGGCACTGGAGAAGAGAGGGGACTCCGGTGACTGACGAGACGGAGCGCCTGGACGTGATCGAACACGCGCACGCCGACGGCCTCGCCGCCGCCGCGACCCTCGAAGAGGGTCTGGGCCGCAAGGCGGATCGGGGCGATGTCTGGCGGGTGGCGGTCGTCGTCGCCGTGCTGGGCGCGGCAGTGTCGATCGGTGTCAGCTGGGTGGCGTCCAACCAGATCGTCACCCTGAGGGCTGAGCGGACCGCTGAGCAAGCGAAGGCCGCCGCCGAGCAGGCG